AACAACGCAATGTCAAGTTGGTTGCGACTCCGGGACGACCGTGTGTATGGATGGCGCGGTTTTTGGAGCAGGCTGAGGTTTGGCCTAACGACAATTACCATGATGATATGATAGATGCGACATCCAAGGCGTTCTGCAAATTGGCTTCATCCAAGAAAAAAGTCGGCGTATGGGGTCGGCGAAGGGGTAATAGATGAGCGAGAAAATTAATGATACTAAGTTCCTGTTGATGCGTCACATGGCTTCCTTGTTGTCGTCTCGTGCTAGGCTCGGTCAGAAGATAGGCGAGTCGTATGATGGCGACCGTGATTTGTACGAGGCGTTGGGGTACAAGGATTCGCTTGTTTTCAACGACTATTGGAATATGTATATCCGTGGTGGGATTGCCAAGCGTATTGTGGAGGCAAAGGCTAAAGCTACATGGCGTGGTCGTCCAGAACTGATCGACCCCAATTCAAAAGATACACGTGATTCAGAATCACCGCTTATGACCAAGTGGTCGAGGCTTGTCAAGAAGTTGAATCTATGGCACTATTTCGAGCGTGTGGACAAGCTGGCAGGGATAGGCAGGTTTGGCGGACTTCTTATCGGGTTCAACGATGGCCGTACTTTGGATCAGCCTGTTGGCAAGCAGGCGAACGATGTCATGTACTTGTCTGCATATTCAGAGGGCGACATGAGTATTGGCGACATCAACGGGGATGTCAAGAGTCCCCGATATGGGATGCCTGAATATTACAGTGTCGCCATGCCTATTTCACCGAAATCCGGCAATTCCCAGCATCACAATGTTCATTGGACACGTGTTATCCATGTTGCAGACGGATTGATGACTGACGAAGTGTATGGTACGCCTAGATTGGAGGCTGTGTACAACCATGTCGAGGATATGCTCAAGGTTGTTGGTAGTTCTGGTGAGATGTTCTATAGAGGGGCATTTCCGGGTTACACGTTCAACATGGACAGTGATGCTGAGCTTGACGCTGCAACACTGAGTACTATTGAGGATGAGATCGAGGAATACGTCCATCAGATGAAGCGGTACATGCGCTTGCAGGGCATTGATGTCAAAGCTATCGAGCAACAGGTAGCCAGTCCGCGTGAGTACGTGGAGACTCTGTTGACATTGATTGCCGGAACCACTGAGATTCCACAGCGTATTCTTGTCGGTTCCGAGGAAGGCAAGCTGGCGAGCGGACAGGATCAGGCAAACTGGAACAGCCGTGTTGACGAGCGCAGACGTGATTTTGCGGAACCAGTGATTCTCCGTCCGTTCATCGACAGGATGATGAAGCACAGCATTCTTCCGAACATTGATGACTATGCTATCATTTGGCCGGACATCGAGGCTATGGACGAAGGCACGAAGAGCGAGATTGCCATGAAACGTGCCGAGGCGTTGTTCCGCTATACAACAAGTCCTGGGGCAATGATGGTTGTTCCTCCGCATCGGTTCCGGCGTGATTTTCTTGGTTATTCAGAAGAGGAATCGAACCGAATTGAGAACGAGGTTGGAAAGATTGATGTCAGCGAGTTCATGGGTGGTATGGATGACGAACCGGATGATACCGACGACATTGAGGACGACACCGAGGATGTAGATGGCGAATAACGTCTTCAAAACAGACCCGACACAGACCCTTATGATACGGAATGCACTTTCCAGTGCGTTCTACAAGAAGTGGCGTTCAATCAAGGGTGTGATCAGGGACGCATTGATCAAGAAGGATGTGTTGGGTCTCCGTACCAACTTGGTGGATGGGCAGTTCGCTTATATGCCCAAGGATCGGCAGATTAGAGAGTTCAATCGGTTTGTGACGGAATTGATTGATAATAATATTGTCGATGTCCAGCATTCGGAGAAGTCTGATTGGCAACGAGTATGGTGGACACCGTATCTGCGTCAGTCCTATGATTCAGGTGTTGGCAGGGCTTTGACCGCCGCCAAGCAACAGGGTGTTTCCGTTCCGTTCTGGTGGGACAAGGCGACGTTCATTGAAGGTGTGCCAGTCCACAAGGAAGCCCTATACATTATATATGAACAGGCATATTCTGAAATCTTGGGTGTATCTGACGAAGTTTCCAAACAACTGAAACGGATTCTTGCCGATGGTTTGCGACGTGGTGAATCCCCATACAAGGTTGCCTCTGAAATAAACAAGATGATTGACAAGATCGGGGTTCGTCGTGCGAAGACGATTGCTAGGACGGAGATTGTCAGGGCGCACAACGAGGGGTCTTTGGTAATGTATGAGGAATTGGGTGTGCAGGAGGTTGTTGCTGAAGTGGAATGGTCAACTGCCGAGGATGATCGTGTGTGTCCGATATGCGCAAGTATGGGTGGTACAATTTTCACGGTGTCAGAAGCGCATGGCATCCTCCCCATACACCCGTTGTGCCGATGTGCATGGCTTCCGGTCGTGTGATTTTTTTTTGTTTTGAAACACACTATTAAAAAGTTGCTTATTTTTGTTTGCATTATTCATGGTTCTGTACTATAGTATGGGACAGAATGTAATTTGAGAGGAACTATTTATGCCTTGGACTACCGATGATGTTGACAAATACCATTCGGGTTTGTCGGAAGAGCAGAAAAAGAAATGGGTAAGCATCGCCAACTCCGTGCTACGGACGTGCGTGGAGAAGGGTGGTGCGGAATCTGCGTGTGCTGAGAAGGCTATTCGTACTGCCAATGCACGTGTGGACAATCAGAAACAGAACAAGGCCGTGTTTTCGGCCAACATGTCCAAGCTGGTTGAAACCAAACAGTTTGACGGCAGGGATTTTTATGTTGTTCCGGTTGTTCTGATCTGCGAAGGCGTTCATAACGGTGTTTACTATAGTTGCGAAGAGCTGGGGAACCTTGCCGAGGGGTGGAATGGCCGTCCGGTAACTCGCAACCACCCTGTACAAGTTGTCTCGCTGGATGATGGAAGTGAGGTCGAGATTCCCATTTCGGCCAACAATCCTACCGTCCATGAAAAACAGACAATCGGCAAACTTTTCAATGTATTCTTTGAATCCCCCAAACTAAAGGGTGAGGCTTGGATCGACATTGAAAAGGCGAAAGCGGTCGCACCCGACGTGATTGAATTGCTTGAAGCGGAAGCACAGATAGAAGTGTCCACAGGGATGTTCCAGTTCGAGAACTCCGAAAACGGGGTATGGAACAACGAGGATTATTCTTGCGTGGCACATGATATACGTCCTGACCACCTTGCATTCCTGCCCGATCAAAAGGGTGCTTGCAGTTGGGAGGATGGCGGTGGTGCTCCTCGCATCAACGCAGAAAAAGGGGGTCATGGTGATCCTCGCTTCAATGAGGTGGATAAGAAGCTGAATTGGCTACAGTCCGCTATCAAGAAGCTTTTAGGTAATGTGCAGAACCAAGTACAAGGAGAGAATATGATGGCTAAGGAACAAATTGTCCAGAAACTTATCGCCCACGAGGCGACCAAGTGGACGGAGGACGACACCGAAATGCTTATGGGTTTGGAAGAATCCGTTCTTGAGGCGTTGCAACCGGTTGTTACCGACAATGCCGAGCAAGAAGAAGCATTGAACGCCAAGGATGCCGAGATTGCTTCTCTGAAAGCAAAGATCGAAGAACTTGGCAAGAAAGAGCCTGCTAAGACTTTTGAAGAGCTGGCTGCCAATGCGTCTGACGAGATGAAAGAGGCTATTGATGAAATGAAGCGTGTTCGTGTTGAGCGTCGCAATGCTTTCATCGAGACCATCAAAGCCAACGAAGCCAATCCGTACACCGATGAGCAGCTTGCTCAGAAAGCCACGGAAGAGCTTGAAGGGCTTGCCAAGCTGGCTGGGAACGCTTCCTATGAAGGTCGCCAAGTTCCTCGTGACAACAAGGATGACGACGAAGACGAGGGCTTTGCACCCATCGTTGACCCGTTTGCCAAGTAATCAACAAAGACAAGGAGAGATACGATGAGTAACTGGAATAGAATCGTACTGAAGAAGTACACGGATGTTGCACTTGAGTTTGATGCGGCATCTGCAATCACCCCCGGTATGTTGCTTGAGATCGACAGTTCTGGCGATGTTCAGCCTCATTCCACTGCCGATGGTCAGGTTGCCCTTAAACTGTTCGCCCGTGAGGACGACCTTCAGGGTAATACCATTTCTGACGCTTATTCGGCCAGCGACCGCGTTTTTTGCAACGTTGCCCGTCCTGGTGACGAGATTTATGCGCTGATCGAAGACGGCGAAACCATTTCCATTGGCGACCTCTTGGTTTCCGCTGGTGATGGCCGTCTCAAGAAATTCACCGAAGACAGTTCTGGTGCGGTGGTTGTAGAGACCGGTCGTATCGTTGCGGTGGCTCTTGAGGACATCGACCTTTCAAGCGATTCCAGTGGCGAGACCGATGGTGGTCGTGCCAAGGTTATCGTGGGCTAAGCAATCAACCAAGGAGATAAGATAATGGCTACTGATGTGATTTTTCAAGGACAGGCGCACGGCAATGTCGCCAGCCGGTTGATGGCTGCCAACTTTGATGTACGTGCTCTTCGTCCCACGCTGAAGAACAATGGTCTTCTGCGCAAGGATGAATGGAAAGCAATGGACGAGGCGGTGATTCCGGTCTACCGTGAACGTCTTGTTGCGAACGGCGACCTGATTAATGCTGGTCTCGTTTACAACATCACCAATGGACTTGGCTCGACGGTTCTTGAAACCGAAAAAATGAGCGACATCCAGGGTGCTTCGCTGAGCATGGACGGTGCTGCCAAGGGCGAGAACGATGCGCCTGAGTACACCACCGAATACCTGCCGTTGCCTCTCATTCACTTCGACTTCCACCTGAACATTCGTACTCTGATGGCAAGCCGTACCAAGGGTTCGCCTATGGATACGACCATTGCTGAAATGGCCGCACGGCAGGTTGCCGAGAAGCAGGAAGAGATTCTTGTTTCGGCCACGACTGCTTCGTTGACCTATGGTGGTGGTTCGATCTATTCGTACCTGAGTGCGCCGAACATCAATACTGTCACTCTGAGTCAGAACTGGGATGCTTCCGGCAAGACTGGCGAGGAAATCCTCACCGACGTTCTTGCTATGAAACAGGCTCTCATCAACGACCGTCGTTATGGTCCGTATGTCCTGTACATTCCGACCGCTTACGAAACGGTTCTGGACGATGAGTTCAAGACCAACAGCGACCGTTCCATCCGTGAACGTCTGAATGCTGTTGAGGGTCTGAACTCCATCAAGGTTGTTGACCATCTTCCGGCCAACACTGTCCTGATGATTCAGATGACCAGTGACGTTGTTCGTCTCGTTCAGGGTATGCCTCTGACCACGGTTCAGTGGGACAGCGGTGACGGAATGCGTGCGAACTTCAAGGTTATGACCATTGCCGTTCCGCAGATTCGCAGTGATGCGAACAGCCGTTCCGGCATTGTCAAGCTGGCGTAGGTTTGACGGGGGAGGGCAACCTCCCCCTTTTTTCGCTCCAATATGAGTAACCAAGCTCATTTTTCCTATCTTCTAACCATCGGAGATGCCCATGAAATACAAATTCAAACTGCTTACCGGTTCCCATTACGAAGGTGGGAAACAATACTTTCCTAAAGACATCATTGAGACCGACTTTCCGCTTGACGAGCGATTCGGCTCAGACCGTTTTGAACGGCTTTCCGACAATCTTCCCAAGGATGAGGACATTGCCACATTAGAGGCACAGCACGCTGGCTTTGGTCGCTATAAAGTGGTGAACAAAGTTACTGGCGAACCTATCCATGAGGGTTTTCTGTCCAAGGACGAAGCCCACGAAATGGTAGGGTAGGTGCTATCATGGGACACAACCCTGTACGCAAATATTGGGAAGTTCCAAGACTCTGGCCGGACTCTAAGGTATTTATTATCGGTGGTGGCCCGTCTCTAAAAGGCTTTGACTTCTCTTGTCTTCAAAAGCACCGTGTTATTGGTTGCAACGATGCCTACAAACTGTGCTTTCCTCAATTCTTCGATATTCCAGACTTGGTAGACATTTGTTATTGGGGTGATTGGGGCTGGTGGAATATCCATTGGAACGAGACCATCAAGTA